AACATGACCATCTACACAACCAAGGAATGCGCCGAAGACATCATGATCATGTATGGGTCGCACTTCTGTGGTGATAGATACACTGTATCCTTTGACGGGCGTAACATTCCGATGGATCATAACGGGTGGCCGACATGACTGACCCAAGAGAGATAATCAGGATTGCGTATCCCCCCGAAAACTCAGAGTGGTCATGCTATCTGTTTGGTGGACCGAACATAGCGGGAAGCGTCATATACAAGCCAGCAAAGGGCCTTGAACCAAACTGGTTCCATCGGTGGATGCAGTCGCTGTGCTTTGGGGTGAAGTGGGTGAAGAAATGACTGAACAAGAACTGATCGCACGGCTGCTGGACTGGGAAGAACACGACGAAGGCAAAAACAACGATGCTCGTGAAGCCGCCACCAACCGCATCGAAGAGTTGGTGGAAGAGCGTGACACAGCACGCCGTCTTCTTGGTGCTGCAACGCAGATGCAAACTGAAACTCAGGCCAAACTGACCAATGCGGTGGAGGCAATGAAAGCACTCCACGAGGATATGTTAGAGCGTTCCCGCGCTGGCATGGATACAATCCACGGGAAGGAATACCGCATCGTCAATGCTGGCCGGACTGCGTGGACTGACTTCTGTGCCGTGCTGGCTGAACTGGAGGGGAAGTGATGATAATCGAAATTCGCGGCATCACATACCCAAGCGTGCGCAATGCTTCAGAAACTCTTGGGATAGCAATGGACGCAATCTATAGCGCCTTGAAGCGTGGCAGCATGGACGCCGTGGGGCTGGGAAACACGCAGCGCCAGCCGATTGATTTCGATGGGCTAAACTTTCCATCGCTGGGAGCGGCAAGCAAAGCGCTGGGTTTCAATCGATCCTTCGTGCGCTATGCTATCACAACCAACTCTGCGGCTGCAAAGGCGCGTTTGGAGCAAGCCATCAACCGTTACAAGAAAAACAAAGAAATGTGTGGATGAACATGCGCACGAGAACAATCGCCGTTGTGGATCGCAACTCTGTAGTATCGGGTCCATCAATCCCGCAGTTTGTAACACTACCAGCTGCGCCGTGGGAAACCGCTGATGGAGATAAAGACTTCACCGGGGCAGGGCAGAAGGTCGTGATCTACGGCAAGACGTTTGCGAACGTAAAGCAGGCAGCACGCGAACTGCACGTTGATCTGACATATCTAAGGCGAGCGATTCTGTTCGACCGCATGGACCAGTATCTGCAGTATCAGTTAAGCCGCGAGAAATCAGGGGCGCGTCTATACAATATCTTTACAGAACTGTATGAGAAATCACTGGAGCGTAAGACCTGCCCGCCTTGCAACCATAACTGCAACGAAGGGCGTGACTGCCCAGCGAGGCAGAAATGATCATAAATGCAAGTAAGTTAATTGATGTAATGCCAGTATGCCCTATGCCAACTGCCAAGCATGTGAGGCATAGTCTAAGCTGGGGATTGTCTCTTGCTGGAATCGACATCAGGATTAAGCAATCGGTAATCCTGCACCCGTTCAGACGCTTTGCGCTTGCCAGCACCATCGAGCGCTTTGAGATGCCAAACAACCTTGTCGCCATTGTTCACGACAAAAGCACATGGGCACGGCGCGGACTATCGGTGTTCAACACAGTGATCGAACCCGGCTGGTCAGGCTGGTTGACATTGGAACTGGTATATCATGGCCTAATGCCTCTACGCATCCCAGCCGGAGCAGGCATTGCTCAGGTGATCTTCCACCAGATCGCCGTGCCAGCATCCTATGCAGGCGGAAAATACGACAACCAACCCAACCACCCAGTGAGGGCAAAATGAACCGCGAAGAAATCCTAAGCACCGCAACCAAATACATCACCAAAGACCGCGATGCCACGCATGGGGATGCAGAAGACAACTTTGATAACGTGGCAGACCTATGGTCATGGTGGATGGATGGGCGCGATAGGTGCGTTTTTAATGGTCTTGACGTTGCCATGATGATGGTGCTGTTTAAGTTGGCCCGCATCAAAGCAAACCCAGATCACGTTGACAGCTATGTGGATGCAGCCGGGTATCTGGCAATCGCAGGGGAAATCCAATGCATGGAACGCTAGATCGCCGGAAGGACGAACAAATCCTCATGGCGCTTCACCTCGTTGAGAATGTTGGCCTAACTCACAAGGACGCGGCACATCTGGTTGGCATGACCAAGAACGCCTGCATCGGCGCCATAGCGCGAGTGCGCAACGAACCTACGGGCGTTCACAGCATCATCCGAAACCCAGCCAACAAAGACCGCAGCCAAAGACAGCTATGGTGGTTTGATCCGACATCTGAATTTGGGTTATCAGTGCTTGATAAGATAGCTAGATTGAAAGAACGCCCAAACTGATGTAAGATGCCGCAGCGACCGACACCGCTATGTGTCGAGATGAGGAATGTCATGGCTGGCGGAAGACCTACAGATTACACACCAAAGACCATCAAGGCTGCTTGGGACTATGCCAAAGGCGGATGGATAGCAGCAGGTGACAAAGTGCCATCGGTTGCTGGTTTAGCGTGTGAAATCAACGTAAGCAGAGAAACCTGCCACGCTTGGTCAAGGGAAGAAGGCAACGAGTTTTCTGACATCCTCAAGTTAATCTCTCGAAAACAAGAGCGTGAGTTGCTGAATAACGGCCTGTCTGGTGACTTCAATTACTCGATCACCAAGATGATGCTTTCCAAGCACGGCTACTCTGACGCGACAAAACAGGAACTGTCTGGGCCATCTGGCGGGGCAATACCGATCGAGATCAAGCGGACCATCATAGATCCATCAGAGGCGTAACATGGGCATTTTTGACTTACCAACTGGCGCAAATCCAGCCAAAGACACGCCAGTTGGCAAGGATGAAATGGGCCGCACCATTTACCAAACAGGCTATGGTGCGCAGTACGTCATGCCTGATGCGCCGAAGCCTGAAGCGCGATTCCCAACCAACTTTGCCTATGAGATGACAACGCCGCAAGAGCGTGCAGCAATTGCAGCTAATCCGCCCGCACCGCAGCCAGAACCAAACATCCTAAGCGGCACTGGCATTATGGGAACGCTGGGCAATTTCAATCAAATGTTAAACCCGGTTGAAGCAATCGGTCAGTCAATGTCTGCATCGCAGCAAATGCTTGCGCCAGAGACAGCAGGATGGGATCGAGTCACCGCGCTTGGGAACATGTTGTCAGGTGTGGCAGGCGTCACAGCACCTGCTGCCGCTGCCTATAAGGCCGCAATGCCTGCTGCAACAGCGTTGATGGAAAGCTTGCTTGGCTGGTCTCCATTGCGGCAACCTATTCTTGATCGTGCAACTCAGCCCGGTCCTATGCCAACCCTATACAGCAACCCAATTGCTGGTGATGTTGGCCGACCGCCATTGACGTTTGACGAAGTTGAGCGGGCAATGCGGGAAGCACAAAACGCTCCGCCAATAATGGCTGGTGGGCCGATGGCATCCGATGTTAACCGACCACCCGTAACTTTCGCAGAAGCAGAACGGGCCATGCAAGAGGCTCCATTGGCTGAGATCCCGCGCATCACTCCCAGAGACCTTATCGGCGCAAGAATCATCCCAACTGTCGCTGATTTGACGCGCTCTGGTGGATATTACACTGGCATCGATGCCTCAAGGATCGATGTGCCTGAGCCAATGATGGGTGGCCCCGGCTATCCTCTATTGCAATCTAGCCAACAAGCTGGCCTTGCATGGGCAGTTCAGGGCAAAAGCATCGGAACTAAGAAGGCTGGATCTGGGGCTGACTTGATTGCCGTTAGCGCGATGAATCCAACAAGCCATCAGTCGAACATCAGCTTCATCAACTCTCTGGTGAAGACGACAGCGGCCTATGTGCGCGATGGTAGACTTTCCCCGGGTGCTATCACTGAACTTGACGCAAGGGTCAAAACATCTGGCGCGGGTGGCGACCCAAGCCTTGTTGGGCTTGCAAATTTTCCGGGATTCAAAAGCCCTAATCTGAACGAATGGGTGCGGGGGGCAAGCTTCCAAGAGCGCAGCAGGATTGCAGACATTATTTCCAGCAAGGGCATGCAGGAACAGGGCATGCCAAACGTCAACCGCGTTCTCCAAGAAACTGTCGACCCAAAGTATGCAGGGGCAAACCCACGCGATGTGCTACTGTTCATTGAGCCAGATTTCAGTCTGCCGCCAGTTGATTTGTTAGCTGAAGGTCTGCCAGTTCACCCAAGTTATCGTTATGGCATCCGAGGCCGCGTTTTCGGAGCGCTTGACCAAAACTTATCAACCTTTGAGGCGTTCCCAACATTTTGGGGTGAGAAGAACATTGATGCATTCGGGCCTGAGTTTAACCAAGGTGGGCGCCGCGCATTTGACATGACCATCCCAATCGAGGAAATCACAGGGCAGAGATCTGATCGCCTTGAGCAGATAATGCGGTCAAGCAGCAACCAGTTCCCCGCTGGATCTACTTTGCGACTTTCCCCAATCGACACGCGAATTACCATCAACTCCATGCTGAACCGATGGAAGCCGACCAACCAGCCAGTCAACGCTGGTGGCGCGTCTCCGCAGGCGTTTGTGGACGCAATCACTAACAGCAAATATCGCCCAGCCCTGACAAACTATACAGCAAAAGACATCAAGGCCGGAGCAAAATCAGGCGACCTTGTGGCCTACCAACTTGGCGATGACGATGTGTTCTTTGCCATAGACTCTAAGCCTGACTACTCTTGGGCTGGTGTTGACATGATGCCGGGCGACAAGGCTCTGGTTGGCGTCGTCAGCAATGCGCCGGGGGCAAAAGGCACAGCAGCCCCAAGCGTTATGGCAAAGGCGATTGAGGACGGCGTTACAGTTCTCGACGCCTTCGCTGTGCCGTCAAAGCGTTTCCCTGATGGCTTTTTGCCAGAATACTATCGGAAATTTGGCTTTCAAGAGGCAGGAAGAGTTCCCTTTGATAAGGAAATGTATATAACTGACCATGGAGAGCAGGCATACAAAGACTTGCTACAAGCTTGGCGGTCAGATGGCTGGGACGAAAGCATGGGCATGCCGCCCGTCATCGTCATGAGGTGGAGTGGAAACAATGCAGACAGAGCAGCAACGGCGGCAGGCATTCGTGGAGCAGGTGCGCCGAGCCATCGGGCCGAGCCTGAAGGATTTATCCCAGAGGCAGAAGGATCTGTTGGACGCGGGGGTGAGCGACCTGTATCGGCTGAACCGCCCGGTGTCGGACGAGGAGTTGCTGGGGCAGCTGGAACTGGTGACGGACTTCGTCTCGCCGCAGGGACAGGAGAAGCTGCAAAAGGCATACTGGGACTTACGCCTGAACAACTCAAAAACCGAGGCATCACCGCAGAGCAAATCTTAGGATTGCAGACGTTGCGTGACACTGGGAAATGAACCTAAACATCAACACGCCACGCTGGGCTGTTCCAATCCTAAAGAAAGAACACGCCCGCTACATCGGCGCATTCGGCGGGCGTGGATCTGGCAAGTCAACCTTCTTTGCCGAATGGATCGTTGAGCGCTGCGTGATGAAGCGCACAGATGTGGTCTGCGTTCGTGAGGTGCAGAAGTCTCTCAAGCAATCCGTCAAGAAGCTGATCGAGAACAAGATACAGGAACTTGGCGTTGGGCATATGTTTGAGGTGCAGCAGGCCGAGATCAAATGCCCGCACGGTGGCGTCATCATCTTTCAGGGGATGCAGAACCACACAGCCGACAGCATCAAGTCGCTCGAAGGCTTTGACATTGCATGGGTGGAAGAAGCGCAGTCGGTCAGCCAGTTTTCCCTAGACCTATTGCGCCCGACAATCCGCAAGCCCGGATCGCAGCTCCTGTTCAGTTGGAACCCGCGCTATGAGGACGACCCAGTTGAATCGCTGCTGCGTGGTAACAACGCACCACCCGACAGCATCGTGGTTGAGGTCAACTATTCTGACAACCCGTGGTTTCCGGACGTTCTGCGCGACGAGATGGAATACGATCTGCGCCGCGACCCAGACAAATACCAGCACGTCTGGAAAGGTCAGTATGTTCGCAACAGCGAAACGCGGGTGTTCAAGAACTGGGTGATTGAGGACTTTGACGCGCCACCTGATGCCGTCCATCGCCTTGGTGCAGACTGGGGCTTTGCAACCGACCCGACAGTCTGCGTGCGCTGCCACATCATGGGCCGCAAGCTATACATCGACTATGAGGCGTATCAGGTCGGTTGCGAGATTGTGGACACGCCTTCGCTGTTCATGTCGATCCCAGAGGCTGAGAAATGGCCAATGGTGGCCGACAGTGCACGACCTGAGACTGTCAGCCATATGCGCAAGAACGGCTTCCCCAAGATACAATCAGCCGTCAAAGGCGCGAAGTCTGTGGAAGACGGGATTGAATGGCTGAAGTCTTTTGACATCGTTGTGCATCCACGCTGCAAGCACACAATCGACGAACTGACGCTGTATAGCTACAAGACCGATCAGATGACGGGCAAGATTTTGCCAGTGCTAGATGACCGCGACAACCATGTCATCGATGCGGTTCGCTACGCACTGGAAGGTGCGAGGCGGGCTAACGTCCAGCAGAAGCCAAAGGCCCGGCCAGTGGTCACAATGATGCCTATGGCAAGGTGATTGTTTTATCCACCAAAAGCGCCTATAATGGCGCGGAATGAATTGCGAGGAACTGCCGTGGCAAGAATGACCAGAAGCGAACGGCTTGCAACAGTGCATGAGGATGCGCTGCAAGAGTTCGACGACATTCAAAGCGCCATGCGTGAAGGCCGTCTGCAATGCCTTGAAGACCGTCGCTTTTATTCCATCGCCGGGGCGCAGTGGGAAGGCAACCTCGCCGAGCAGTTCAACAACAAGCCGCGCTTTGAGGTCAACAAAATCCACCTGTCGGTGATGCGGATCATCAACGAATACCGCAACAACCGCATCACTGTGGACTTCGTTAGCAAGGATGGCACGTCAGACGATAAGCTGGCGGACACCTGCGATATGTTGTTCCGTGCGGATGAACAGGACAGCGGCGCTGACGAAGCCTATGACAACGCATTTGAAGAGGCTGTTGGCGGTGGCTTTGGTGCATTCCGTCTACGCACTGAATACGAAGACGAGTATGACGAAGAGAACGACAATCAGCGCATTCGCATTGAACCGATCTATGACGCCGACACAACGGTGTTCTTTGACATGGACGCCAAGCGCCAAGACAAGTCTGACGCCCGGCTGTGCTATGTGCTGACGGCAATGACGCGGGATTCGTATAAGGCCGCTTGGAACGATGACCCCGACACATGGCCGCACGAAATCCACCAGAACGAATTTGATTGGTCGACGCCTGACATGGTGTTTGTGGCCGAGGTTTTCCGCGTTGAAGAAGCATCGGAACTGATCCGCACGTTCCAATCTATTGACGGCGAAGAAAAACGCTACAGCGAGAAAGACTTTGCTGACGATCCAGAACTTGAGAACATGCTGACGGCCACGGGTCAGGTCGAGGTGCGCCAGAAACGCGTGAAGCGCCGCCGGGTGCATAAGTATATCATGAGCGGCAACAGCATTCTGGAAGACAGCGGCTATATCGCCGGGTCTGAAATCCCGATTGTGCCTGTCTACGGCAAGCGTTGGTATATCGACAACATCGAGCGCTGCATGGGCCACGTTCGTATGGCCAAGGATGCGCAGCGCCTCAAGAACATGCAGTTGTCCAAGCTGGGCGAAATCTCTGCGCTATCCACGACCGAAAAGCCGATCTTCGCAGCCGAGCAGGTCGCTGGCTATGAGATGATGTGGGCCGAGGACAACCTGAAGAACTATCCCTACCTTCTGATCAACACCATGACGGATGCGAACGGCAACGAGGCACTGGCTGGGCCTGTGGCATATACCAAGCCGCCGCAAATCCCGCCCGCACTGGCTGGCCTATTGCAGATCACAGAGCAAGACATCAGCGACCTGTTGGGCAACCAGCAGAACGGCGAACAGATGGTGTCAAACATCTCAGGCAAGGCTGTGGAGTTGATCCAAAGCAAGATCGACATGCAGACCTATATCTACATGTCGAACATGGCCAAGGCGATCAAGCGCTGCGGCGAAATCTGGCTGTCAATGTCACGCGATGTCATGGTTGAATCTGGCCGCAAGCTGA